GCCCAGAGGTACCCACCCCGCCCTACCAACCTACTGAGGATCCCGATGCCCAAGGTCGGCTCGACCCACTACCCCTATACCGCCGCCGGCAAGAAGGCCGCCGCCGCGGCCCGCAAGGCGAAGCGGAAGACCAAGACCAAGACTAAATCGAAAACGAAAACGAAATAATATGGAGGCTCGCACCCTCGAGGGCCGCACCCTCCATGCCCTGGACTACCGGCCCGAGACCTGGCCCACCGAGCGATGGCCCAACTTCAGCTACGGCGAGATGGCCTGTCATGAGACCGGCGCCTGTAAGATGGATCCGCTGACGATGGATCGACTGCAGCTCCTCCGCTCCCACTATGGGCACCCGCTGGTCATCAGCTCGGGCTACCGAAGCCCGGAGCATAGCCGGGAGGCGGCGAAAAAATCCCCCGGATCCCATGCCAAAGGTCGCGCCGTCGACATCCAATGTGCCGGCGTCGATGCCTACCAGATCCTCACTGAAGCCCTGGTCGTCGGGTTCACCGGGATCGGCGTCCGCCAGGCGGGCGATGAGGGGCGGTTTCTGCATCTCGATGACCTCGGCCCGGAAGAGCATACCGTCCCCCGGCCGGCGCTCTGGAGCTACTAACTTTATAGTTTGATTCCTAAAAATGACCGCACCGAAGAAAAAAGTCACCAACCCTAAAGGGCGCCCGATCAAATGCACTCCCGATCAAGTGCGCGAGGCGCTGCTATCGTGCGATGGGAATCTGACGGCAGCAGCGAGTACGCTTAAGGTGACCCGGCAAGGCGTATACGATTATATAGACCGCTATGGTCTTCAGGAGGTACTCGACCAGGCCCGCGAGAAGATGGGCGACGAGGCGGTGGGCCAGCTCCACCGGCTGGTGCGGGACGGCAACCTCGGGGCCGTCATATTCTATCTCAAGACCCAGCATAAGATCCGCGGCTACACCGAGCGTATTGAGACCACCGGCAAGGACGGCGAGGCTATCGAGTATCGACAGATACGGACGGAGGGCCGGCCAGGGCTCGAGGAGCTTAAGGAAGCGTTGAACGGCAATAGGGTGGCCGCCCACCTGGTTGACGATGAGTAGTGCGGTAGCCCCTGACAACTACGCCTGGGCGGCGCAGGAGGGACCGCAGCGCACGGCGATATGGATGGGTGAGGCGGTGCAGGAGTTGTTCTATGGGGGCGCCGTCTTCGGCGGCAAGACCTCGTACCTCCTCGGGGACTTCGCCCAGGATCTAAGCCAGGGCAGCGCCTGGCGGGGCGTCCTCTTTCGCCAATCCTACCCGGACCTCGAGGAGATCATCGACCAGAGCCACGAGATATACCCCTACGTAGGGGGCGAGTACCTCGTCGGCAAGCATACGTGGAAGTTTCCCGGCGGGTCGTTCCTACGGTTGCGGCACCTGGAGAAAGAGTCGGATTTTACGAAATACATGGGGTGGTCGCTATCGTGGATAGGGTGGGACGAGCTGCCCTCGTGGGAGTCGATGCGGCCTTACATCATGATGAAGTCGCGGCTGCGCGGGCCGGCAAAGCACAAGCGCATACGGGCCACCGGCAACCCCGGTGGCCGCTGCCACACCGAGGTCAAAGAGTATTTTGGCATCGGTGATTACCCGGACGGGATGATACCGCTCGAGGACCAGGTCAGTAGGATGGTCCGTATGTTTGTGCCGAGCAAGCTCGAGGACAATCTGATCGGGTTGCAGGAGGATCCCGGCTACGAGCAGCGCCTGGACGGCCTGGGCGACCCCGAGCTGATCAAAGCGTGGAAGGACGGCGATTGGGACGCTATCCTCGGCTCTTTCTTCTCGATGTTCTCAAAGCGGCAGTGCGAGGTCGAGCCCTTCGAGATACCGCCCAACTGGGCGCTCTTCACGTGTATAGATTACGGCGAGTTCAATCCCGCCTGGTGCGGCATCATCGCCGTGGACTACGACGACGATGTATGGGTGGTCGATGAATACTACCGCGGTGAGACGGGCGGCGCAGACCACGCTCGGGGCATACGGGCTATGCTCGATAACTGTCCGTATGTGACGGAGCGCCCGCGCCTCAACCTGGCACCCCCGGATATGTGGACTAAGCGGGCGCCGGGGGAGGCTTCCCAGGCGCTATCGCCCAAGGACTCTTTCGAGGGTGAGGGCCTCCACCTGACGCGGGCCAACACAGACCGCGTCAACGGGTGGCGCAACCTCAAGGATCTGCTCTACGCGGGCCGGCTAAAGTTTTTCAAGGGGAGAACCGATCACATTGTCTCGAGCCTATCGACGGTGCAGCGGGACGCTAAGAACCCCGAGGATGTCTTCAAGGGCGGCGATGATCACCCTGCTGACGGTCTGCGCTATGGCATTAATCACGTATATCGTCCGCGCAAGAAAGCCGAAGGCCCGGACGGCGATGGGCAGCGACTTTTGGACTTGTTGAATACGGATGGGACACCTAAATATCGTTACGCTGGTTAGGATATGAAATGACGGGACATCTAAATATAGGTATGCCGGCTAAATTATAATGAATAAGCAACAGCTCACCTTCTGGAAAGAAGAGATGCAGATGCTGGATCGCCTCTACCGCGACAGGATGCGGGATTGGCAGCGGCTGACCGATCTCTATGACCTTAAGTTCGATGAGCGCATCCGCGACCTGGACCCGCAAGACCTGGTCCGCATCTCGCGGTTCTATCCTATCGTGCGGCAGATCGTCTCTACCATCGCCTTCCGCTACCCCAAGCAGTTCTTCATCATCGAGGACGAGGACGGCGATGCGGTGGCGGAGATGCTCGAGCGGGCCAGTGACGCCTTCATGCGGCTGGGCAATGTCAAGGACCACGTACATCAGGCTATCTTCGACGCCCTCTTCACGGGGGTAGGGTGGCTGCGGTTGGATTACAACCCGCCCGGCGACGATATGATCGCGCCCTATGTCACCAACGACGACATGGCGGACGACATGGTCTCGGTCTGCCGGGTGGCGCCGGGCTTTGTCCACGTCGATCCTACGTGCGCTCCGCATCGCCTCGGCACGGCGCGGTATATACGGGAGCGTATGTGGGTGCCCTTGCGATTTCTGAAGGACGACCCCGAGATACAAAACAAGAAACAGCTATCTGCCACCTCGGTAGGGGACGAGGACGACCTGGCCTTTGGCGAGGTCATGGGCGCCCAGGCCGACACAGAAGAGATGGCGGCATTGAAGGATGCGGTGAGCAACGGCGACTTTGTCCTGGTGGATCGCATCCACGATAGGATGAACCGCAAGCTCATCATGTTCGCGGAGGGCGTCGAGGAGCCCATCCTGGAGCGGGAGCATCCCTTCATCAAGATGAGCTTCCCGCAGCGCGTCAATAGCATTGGGCAGTTGATTTACGAGGAGGACGAGAGCGGCCAGCTCACCGAGCCGGTGCTGGACATCGAGGGGGGCATGGCCGCGGCGGGCTTCCTGGTGGAGAGCGGCTTTCCCTTTGTGCCGGTCAAGTTCGATATGAACGCGAGTAGCTACTACCCGCAGCCGCAGATGGCCTACCTCGAAGACATCCAGAGCGGCATCATCGAACAGGTCTCGAGGCGCTCCGACATCCTGAAGCGGACGGCGCGGCAGGGGGTCGTTAATGAGAGTGAGGCGCTGGCCAACCCGGACCTCCTCGAGCGATTGCGGCGGGGCCGAGACGGCGAGTTCCAAACGATGCAGGACATCAACGGCATCAAGCAGTTAGACTTCGCCTCGGTGCCGGCGGACCTCTACCGGCACGAGCAGAGCCTGTTGTCGTATGAGGCTCAGATTGCGGCGGTGCAACCTCCTACCGCGGGCGAGGCCGACAGTGCTACCGAGGCGGCGGTGGTGGCGGCTTCGGCCCAGCTCAACGGCAACTGGATGGAGGCCAAGGTCGCCGGCGCCTACGAGCTGGTGGTCCGCAACGCCTTCCAGATCATGGGCGACCCCCGCTATACCCCCGAGAACTTCGTCCTCAACGTAGCGCCCGAGGGAGAGTCGATGTTGATGCGGGCGCTCAAGAACAGCGACTTCCTATGGAATTTCAGGATCTACACGCGGGTGGGTTCGACGCAACCCCTGTATGAGCAGTTGGAGCAGGACCGCTTCCTGGCCTTTTGGGACAGGGCCGCAAACCGGCCCAACTTCGACCAGATGGAATTGGACAAGGCGATGGCCAACGCCTTCGACATCGTGGATGTCGAGAAGCTGATGGTCTCGGATGTCAACGTCGAGGCGCAGCGGGCGGCGCAGCTTGAGAATGACCGCTTCATGCAGATGGTCGATACGGATGTCTTGCCCGAGCAGGACCACCTGACCCACGCCGAGACCCACGCCGGCTACCGGGAGCATCCGAGCTACCAGCAGTTGATGCAAGCGGCGCAGATGGCCAACCCGATGGGGCAGCCTCTTAATATGGGGGCGGCGCAGCAGGTACAGCAGATAGACCAGATGATTAGGGCGCACGTGGAGGCTCACCAGGCGGCGATGGAAGCGCAGGAGCAGGGGGCGGCGGGTAGGCCCGGCGGCGGGGGCGGTGGATCCGTAGAGGCCGAGGATCTTATCGGCCAGGTC